AGCTTCGTGACCATCAGAAACACAAGCGCCCCATTCCTCTATCATATGCTTGCGTAATGCTGGCAAATGTTCAGGCTTTGGGGCAATCCTATTTCCTTTGTAGACAGCTGTTGTTGCAATGTCATACCGGAAGTTATTCTTTCCAGTGAGAAACAATTGCCAACTATCTACGAAGCAAGCAGGGTATGTGCTATCAACACCGCACACAAGAATGTCTGTTAAGTAACTGTCAAGCCTACGCCTAGCAGTTACTTCATTTTCATTCTGGCATGCGAATGCTATGCGGTAGGCAACAATGTCACTGTCAATCAGTGCTATAGTCATCGCCGTAGTCGTAAAGCTTTTCTTCAAGATTATCAACCTCACGCTGTAGATCGCTAATCTTGGCTAAGAGAGCAGCCTTACCAGTGTCACCACTGATGTAGGCATGCCGCTCAGCTTGCTCTATTTCACAAGATGTCATCATCATCGAGACTTCCACCAGCGGCTGCATATTCTACAAGGTCAGTAATGACAAGCTTACGCAGGGCAGGGCTGACACCCTTCTTGTTCTTGTATGTCCAATCATATGAACCAACAAGTGCTCTGGCTTTGCTGCCATTGCCGATCTGTGTTCCAACAATCTCATCACCATCTGTATCGTATACCCGAATAGGCTTCTCAGATTTGCATGTGATGTATTTACCCATGTCGGCTTTCTTGTCTTCACCGATCTGAACACTGATGCCCATCTGTTCGAATGCAGCTACTGCCGCATCAGAAAGATTGCACAGGTTGAGTTGGAACTTACCACTCATGTCATTAACCTTGTCATGCTGACACCAAAACACATCTGCCTTAATCTTGATAGCCTTAACTTCTTCAGTCATATCATTTCCTTTTTAAAAACAGTGGCGCTAACGAGGCCACCCACACCGCTTCTTTTACTAAAGAAGAAAACCCTATTGTACAACAAGCTTCTCAGCTTCTGCAATGTAATAATCATAGTCGATATCGTTGCCGAAGTCTTTGATGTTGTTGCATGTCTTTACATTCCAACTGCTGTCAATTGACAACCGTCTATCTTCACCACCTTCAATCAATGCTGGCATGATTTTAACCAGCTTACCACCATCTTTGCAAGCATAGTAGCGACAAATGTTTTGCTGTTGTATTTCAGTGCCATCCTCCATCACCAGCATCAGCTTGCTATTGCGTGGAACTTTTGTTCTCAGCATAAAATTGTACATATCTTTATGGTTTTGTACAAAATCTTTAATGTCTGTACCATAGATCATCTTAGCTTCAGCCGCCATAGGGATGACTAAGCCACCTTGGTTTTGATGCCATCCCAATCCTTCATACTGATATGCTCCCTTTCGTTTAACTTTACCATCGGTGTAGAAGGCAAGGTAGTTATTCACATCACGGATGATCATCTTAGAATAGCTGGCGTACTCAAGCTGCAATCCAACCTGCTGCTGCCATGCTTCACAGATGGCATTGTACTTGTCCATCATGTTGCGTGGACACAACACAGTGACACCATCGGTGTTGACCTGCACCAGCGACAAGCCGTCAATAGTCAGCAGCTTCTCAGCCAACAGGCACAGGCTTAGCTGCCCGTTGATGGTGATGGTCATGGTGTATTGCGGGTCGTAGAAGGGGCTGTACTGGTTGTTGCTGTCACCATACACACCATTCAATGCCAGCTTCAGCATGGCGTTCTCAGCGCTAGCCTTGGGGTAGCTCTTACGCTGCTCGTACACATCCTTGTAGATGTCACAGAACCTGTCAGTGAGGTGTTCTGGATACACCCTGTTGGCAATGGCAATGTTCGGATACATGGAGCTAACATCAGCGTCAATAAGCTGGTGAGTGTCGCTCTCAGCTACGATGCATGATGACACGCTGCCATGAATACCACCAGTGCCGAAGTCAAAGCGAAAGCCATCGACTACGACATTCAATGTCTCAGCCTCATCCCAACAATACCAATAGGAATAGGTAGGCTGGCCTTTCTTCTTGGCCTTTAACTCCACCTTATCAATCCAACCAGCAGGGTAAGCAGCCTTAAAGGCAACAAGCTCTTCGTCAATCTGTCCTGCATTAAACTTCTTACGCATGACATTCATGTCAGCAAACATGGCTACACGATCAAGCTTGTCAGCAGTGATGTCAGAGAACACACCCTTAGTCTCAGTGATGGTCTGCTTCTTGAACCAGTTAAAGATTGCCTGAAACTCTGGTCGCTGAAAGTCGTAGTAGTTGAACAAGCAGTCTTTGATGGCAATCAATGGACGCTTAGTCTGGTTAATAACCTTCTTACCAGTAGTGTCTTTCTTGTAGCATGAGTCAGGCATTGTCTTCTCAAGCTGCATGATGAAGTAGTCTTTACCAATCTTTGTATCATTGTGATTGGTGAAGTCACGCTTGTACTTCTTTGACAACTCATCACGAAACCGGATGGCGTTCAATGATATGTTGTAGAAGTCGAGCGTCTTAATAACATCATGCATGTTGTATTTAAGCAACACATCAATCTCACTGTCGGTAAGCTCAGTGCCAACAGGGAATGGCAAGTCCTCAATGCTGTCAGACTTCATGTTGAATTCAATCATCTTCAGACTAGTGGCTCGTGCCTTGTTGTCGAAGTGATGTATCTTAAATAGATCGATCTGCTTTATATTCTCTTTTAAACGAGCATTGTTATGTTCAGCTTGTACAGAGATGAGGTCTTGTGCAACCTTGTATGCTTTCTTGGCAACAGCCTTGCCCGACACTGTGACAGCTTTAGCCCTCACTTCAAGCAGAGCATGCAGCACTGGATAGTCAAAGCCTTTGTTGTTAAAGCCCACCATCCTGTGCTTCTTGTCATGCAACATGTCTAAGAACTCAAACAATTGCGACACATCATTCTTTCGTGATGAGCATTCGTACACATGAGTGCGTGAGTTGTCTGCACATACGGATGTGAAGGTAAAGCAGTTGGGGTATGTCTCAATATCGTATACCCAATCCATTTCATTTCCTCTTCTTTAATTGTTTATCTGAATAAGCATACATTAAATGATTGCTCACTTCCTGTATGGCGTATGCTTGAAACTCAATACTTGGTGATTCTTCACCAATGTATCTGAAGTATTCTTGCACCACATGCACAGCCTCATGCACCAGCAAACCTGCTGTTGGAATACCATCTAGTTTCTTATCAGCAATGCATACGAAACTAACTCTGTTGCCTTTGGCTGTGACAACATAGTGTGTCATGGCAAGAGCATCATCATCAATCCACTTAGGCCACGGGGTAGGCACCTTTGTTCGCTTAAGTTCTTTTACAAACTCAGCTTCTGTTGTACACAGACAAAGGAAGTCACCCCTTATGAGGGTTCGATCAAGCCATGTCATTAGATGCACCATTGATGACAGACAGTAGCAGATTGACGCTTTGAATAATCATATGCTGGTGCATTGGTTGCAGATTCTTAAACTCTGGTAAAGGTCTAGGACTCTTCTTTCTTATCGCTTGCCAATATATTTCTATCTCGCTCATGTTCGTTCCTTAATGTTTCAATTGGTAGGTACTTATCAACATTTACCGACAGTTTGAAACTACTCATCTGCAATACAAATAACAAAACTTACTTTAAATCCAGCTAACATATCAATCGTCTTGTCATCAAGAAGATCAAACATCTTGTCAGCTTCTTGTTTTTGCAGACCGTACTCAAGTAGATATTCCCACATCCAATTCTCTGACTTGCCTTTCTCAAAGTAATCAATAGCTTCCTCAAGATTCTCAAATTGATTGGCTCTAGTCCGATAATAGTCAACAATCTTCTTAACATCTTTCATCATAACTATCCCCTATGTCCAATAATATCATCACCATCAAACTGACTGAAATTAGTTTCACAATCATCAACGCAGTAGTCATACCCTTCATCGTGTTTGATTTCAACTTCATGTCCAAGAAGAGTCATCATCTGTTCAAACAATACATCATTGTCAAGATTCTTTCCCTCCCATTCATCTATTACAACTTTATTGTTAAAGGAAACACGAACACCTTCTCGCAAAGCACCTGTCTCTTCATTTTCGTCAAGCAAATATTCAATCACAATTTTCATAGCAATTCTCCATCAGGTTCAGGTTCAACTTCCAACATCCTACCAGTGTGCTTATTGTAATGCAAGTGACAGGCTGGTCCTGTCTGCCCACTGTATCTATTCTTCAACACCCTCACCTTAGTG